GACCAGAAGGCCAATGACGGTTCCCGGGCCAGCGTCTGTAAATCTGGCGTCGTGCTCGTCGCCGTCAATGACTGGATAGCCGCGCCAGGTGGCTGGCAGGTGACCAGAGAACACAACGGCCGCGCTGGTATGTTCCAGGACCGCGTCCAGTTTGTGGTCATTATCCTCCGCACGTGAAAACGTTAAATGATAGTTAGCCGGCAGCTGGCCCTTAGTGATACGCGTTTCTAATTTTGTATAATCATAGAATTGTATATCTGGAAACAGTTCCATTATATTTTTGCCAGTGTCGCCTATCTTATATTTTTCATATGGCAGGTCCGACGTGCCGTTGAGCCTGACGGCTGCCTTCATGCCGCGCGCTTGTGCCTTGCGCTTCAGTGCCCTGATCTCGTTGACCAGATCCCACAAGAATTGTTGCCGGTCCTCAAAGAACCGCTGCGTCTTCTTGAGCCGCGCCGCCTGCACCACGTGCATAGCTCCCCGGCCTGAGGTGTTAAGACATGCAGCCGCGCAACCTGAGCTGGCGTTAGGACATACGTTTTTCCCGCTAAGCTTATACGGGGCCATGTAGAGAATGCCGGTGAGTACACCGACTTTCTCTGATTTGATTGTTTTGTAACTGGTCCCTACGCCCAGTAGTTTTTGTTTTTTCATACGCCCTGTCCCTAATCTGGCACGCGTTGGTATCGAACCATGCCGCCGTTAACTCTCACGTATATGTTATGAAAGGCGGGCCCGTCCAGTGGTGCCTCTTTGCCTGTCATCTCGTACACGTCGCGCAGTAGTTTCTTGAATGCTCGTCTCACGTGTTCGTCGCACATATCAGATACAGGTATACGCCCGCGGCTGTTGCTATTGTAGTATATTTCGTCCATTGTATTATCCTTTCTGTTATTAATATCATGTTATCCCATACTATTTAAATAAAGTCAATCTTTAATCTCTGTAATCAGGTGATCAAGAAGTTCATCCATGGTAACTTTGTTTACCTTCCACTTCTTGCTTGCCGCTTGCCGCTTGTAGGCTTCCCGGCGCTTGGCGCTTGCCGCTTGTCGCTTGCGCGCCTGATCCAGCCAGTATGGGTTAACAGTGCCAATCACCCTGGACCGGGGAGCAGGTGCCGCGGGCTCTTCGTCCCGCAGCATCTTGCTATTGTAGCTGGACCGGTTCAACCCGCCAGCTCCCATTGCAGGGATCCATCGTCTTCGACCACCATGGCAACGTCGCCGTTAATGTAGCAGTAGTCGCGCCAGTTAGGCATTAACTCACCTTCCATCCCTTTAAGTTTATTAAATCTTAACTGAGATGCACGCCAGTTGTGGGGCTTACCAGTTAGTTTGGCCTCTTCATCACAGTAAATGTCGCAATCGAAGATTATGTTATTTTGTATGTCGTTCCACTTACCCTGGACTAGTTCTATCGTTGATGCATCGATCAATGGATAGATCTCTTTAAATGATGGTCCGTCATCACCCTTCATATCATGAATTGATACTGGACCATCTCCAGCAGGTATTATAGTTACTTTAAAGTTTGGCATTGTATTTTCCTTTCTCAATTATTAATAACACAATGTCCCATATTCATGACACATTGTCAAATAAAAAATGCGCTTGCAGCTTGTCGCTTGTCGCTTTGGACGCGGTCCGGAGACAACAAACAGATTATAACTCAGGCTACCCTTCATAGGGCATGTCACATCTAGCAGTTACCCGTGACGTTGGGCGCTTGGCCAAGCATTTTTAAGACGGGCCAGTTTTTAATTTGTTGTCACCGCACAGCGTTTATACTTGGTCTTACAGATATATCTACCATGCCAAGTATTAGAAGTATTAATTTACCAATGCAAATCCTTGCGTTGGCACAGCAACTTCAACTTCTTTTGGTTGCTGTTCTCTAGCAGATTGTCTTATTGCTAGTGAATGTCTTAGTCTTTCTTTTGTATCATCAGACACAATAGATAGTTCTCTTGATAGATCACTTGTCTCAAACGAAACACAATCCTCGACATCTTGCCAATACTCTTTGACATCAGATAAGAACTTAGCTTGGTCAATGATACTATTCATATCCTTGATTAACTCGTATTTCATTTCCCACAACTCTCGGTGTGCGTTTTGCAAATAACTTTGAGCCTTTGCATACATCTTGAGTTGTTCCCAATGGTGTTCTTCACACATCATGGTACGAGAATGACACCCGCCTGTATTGGGTACTAAACGACTGAAAGCAGATATGTCATCACTATAACCATTTCTACCATATCTATTATAACTATCTTTATGCCATAAGCCACGATCAAGACTAGCTGATACTTTTGCTAAATCTTCTTCCATAGCTTTTGTTTTTTCGTGGTAGTGAGGGTTGCGATCTCTTTTAGTTTCATCATACTCAACTTCTAGTGTCGCTTGGTGTCCTTTCTCTTGCAACTCGAAGTGGTACAATGCTCTCATTTCATGGTCAGAAATAGTCCACTTGTATTGGCTTTCACTACTATCAGTATGTGTCGGCTTAAAATAAAAGCATTGATCTACTTCTGTGAATGATCTGTAATGACTACGACCATTATCGTACTTGGCTAATACTTCCATGTCCTCTAGTGGAAACTTCTTATCCATTATTGGTGTGATTACATTATCCCAAGTTTGTTGTTTTACTGTTCTGTAATTATCAATGGCAAGTCTTAGATTGTCCTCAACTTCCATTGGTGTTTTATTCCAAACAGTTGACGCCCACTCTTTTTTTAAGAGTTGTCGCTTCTGTTGGTTTAGTCTTAGTTTATTAGCTTCCATAAATTATCCTTTCTGTTGGTTGCTAGTTTCTTCTATCACATTATGTGATATGTTGTCAATTAAATTAGAGAACTCTCGAGAGTTTTTTGCAATCCACTCTTTCATGCAACTCAATGAATGGAAGTGCTTGTGGCTTGATTCTACTTCATGCCTCGTGGTTTCTCTAGTTGAAGAATGATATTCATACTCCGCTTGTGGGTATGAGCTATATGCATTGGGGTAAAACTTCTTACCACAATTAGCACAGTATCTTGCACTACTTCTCATATTCCCCACACCCAAAACACAATGGCCCTCGCTGGAAAGTATAATCCAGCGAGTATGACTGCTACGAATAGCCAACCCTCTTTACTAAGATATCTCATTGTAATCCTCCAATACTGATATAATGTTTTGTTCAGTCCATAGGTCAGCATACTGCTCACCCCACTTACTCAAGAATTGATTGAATGTCATAACTTGAGCTTCCTCTTGCATTTGCAATACCCATTGTCCTGTCTTACTCATAGCATTGCCCACCCAACACACATACCTATAAATATAAGTACGAATGATAGTTCCCATATTCCATTATTCATTAGTTATCCTTTCTGTTAGTTATGTAATAATTTCCCATATTCATATAATACTGTCAAACATTTATTTAATTATCTTTGCACATTAGACTCATTCTAAACTGGCAAGGCAATAGAGGTACCAGTCCAATCTCAAATGAGCTTTGGCAAGGTCGGGGGGTACACCACATGTAGTATATAGGGATCCTAATACCTACTATATATAGCTTGATTTAAACGTTTATAACCGATAAAATCGTTTTCACACTTAAAACAAAAGGTGCAAAATTTTTTATAAAATTTTTTCAAATGCTAACACCCGAACAAATACAAAATCTCCCACCGGATTCTAGAAAAGAATACATGCAGACAATGCTGCTTCTTGACAAAAAGAAAAAAGAACAATTAATCCGCGATGACTTTTTAGCTTTTGTAAAACACATGTGGCCAGAATTTATTGAAGGTGAACACCATAAGATAATGGCTGAGAAATTTAATCGCGTAGCTAAAGGTGAATTAAAAAGATTAATTATCAACATGGCACCAAGACATACAAAGTCTGAGTTTGCATCTAACTATTTACCTGCATGGATGATCGGTAACAAACCTGATCTAAAAATAATTCAAGCAACAAACAACGCGGAACTTGCAGTACGATTTGGTCGTAAAGCAAAAACGCTGATGGAACAGGAAGAATTTAAAAACGTATTTAACACAAGATTAAGAGAAGATTCAAAAGCTGCAGGTAAATGGGAAACCGATCAAGGTGGCGAATATTATGCTGCTGGTGTCGGCGGTTCGATAACCGGTCGTGGTGCTGATCTTTTAATTATTGATGATCCACATTCTGAGCAGGACGCAATGAACATGGCCAGTTACGATCGAGTGTATGAGTGGTATACTTCTGGACCGCGGCAGCGTTTGCAACCTGGAGGCAGGATAATTGTTGTGATGACGCGTTGGTCGGTCGCTGACTTAACTGGTAAGCTGCAAAAAGCACAAGCAGAACCAAAAGCAGACCAATGGGAAGTAATAGAATTCCCTGCAATCTTGCCCAGCGGTAATCCGGTGTGGCCTGGTTATTGGAAGCTAGAAGAGTTAGAAGCGGTGAAAGCATCGGTGAGTATACAAAAATGGAATGCGCAATACCAGCAAAATCCAACAGCAGCTGAAGGTAGTATTATAAAACGTGAGTGGTGGCAAATATGGAAACCGGATACGTTGCCGAGTCTAATGCACGTGATCCAATCTTATGACACAGCGTTTATGAAAAAAGAAACTGCTGACTACAGCGCCATAACTACGTGGGGCGTGTTCCAAAAAGACGAGGACAGCGGACCGATGATCATTCTACTTGATGTTGTAAAAGATAGATTTGAGTTTCCAGAATTGCGTCGAATTGCAAAAGAGCAGTTCGATTATTGGAATCCCGAAACGGTGATCGTGGAAGCCAAGGCTTCAGGACTGCCGTTAACCTACGAATTACGTAAAATGGGTATACCAGTTATTAACTTTACACCAAGCCGTGGAAATGATAAACATACTAGAGTAAATGCGGTTGCGCCTTTATTTGAGGCGGGACAAGTCTGGTGTCCAGACCGTAAGTTTACAGAAGAAATGATTGAGGAGTGCGCTGCATTCCCGCTAGGCGAACACGATGACTTAGTGGACAGCATGACTCAAGCATTAATGAGGTTTAGACAAGGGGGCTTCGTTGAACATCCAGAAGATTACGAAGACGAACCTGAAGAGCCGCAACGAAGGTCGTACTATTAATGAAAAGATTTTTTGAATTTTTAAAACAAGCTTTCTTGGGAGACTCCAAAGGACTTGGTTCTAAAACAGCTAACATGACTGTTGACCAACTAGTTAAAGTTGGCACTGACATGGACGTTGATAAAGCTACCGCAGAAAAAATGGTGACAGCGTTCTTGACTAAAAACGAAGATCAAGTTCTTGCAGATATTACTACATCACTTGCTGATGCTAAAAAACTTTCAACTACAGATGAGATGATTGAAGCTGAAATGCGCGCTGAATATATTGACGGCAAAGGCGCAGACACGATGTCGTTTGACGAATTTAAATTAATGAAAGAAGCAGAAAGTAAACAAGCAGCGCGAGACATTATTGCGACTGAATCTCCACCTGATGAATTTTTTGGTAAAGCAGATGTTCTTGCTGAAGAAGACGCAGCAAGATTAGCTCAAGATCAATTAGATCAACCGAAGGGTGCTTTTTCAAATACACAAAAAGAAAGAAAAGTTGGTGCTTACGCAACTAAGCCGGAAGACGTTTCTAATTATGATGAATTAGTTAGATCAGGTCATTATATCGAAGGCACTATGAAGCCAGGACCAAACCATCCGTTTAACCAACCACAAAAAGTTAGTGAGACTTTATTTCCTGAAGGTAAGTCACAGACGTCAATAGTAGCATCAAACATTTCACAATGGAAACAAGACCTGATGTATAATTTAGACGAAGGTATTATTACCCGTGCTGAGTATGATGCACTTTACAGAAACGCTGACCCGATCTTTGATGCTGAATATGCAAAAGCAAAACAAATAGATTCACAAAGTGGGTTTGTTGAAAACACTTACGAAAACCGAAACGAATTAAACATCATGACAGACTACTGGCCTGGTGAAAACTATCGACCAAAATATTTAACTGACGAAGACATAGCAGCGACTGGTTATTCACCATCAGCGGACAGCGTAGCGCGGAACAAGGAAGCAAATGACAAAGTTACTCAGATGTTAGAAGAAACACTTTTTAAACCTATTCAAACTGAAACTAAAATACTTAACAGTCAAAGAAAAGTGATAGACGACTATTATAGAGCTATGGACGAAGCAATAGAAGTAGGAGACATAGAAGAAGCTAACAGAATAAGAGATATAATAAATGACGCTGTCGACCAACAAGGTTCAGGCACTGATCTAACAGATATTATTTTTAAAGATAGTAAAAGAACTTTAAACGCAATGGGTGGTATTATCCAAGGAGCAAAAAATCGTGGCCGACGATAAGAAAAAATTCCCAATGACACGACGAACCTTTTTAGGTGGAATGGGTGCCGGCATTGCTAGTTTAATGATTCCATTTGGCAAGACGTCTAAAGTTGCAACAACTGCAGCAAAAGTTATGCCAGAGATGGCGGCTAAAGGTATGCCGGATTGGTTTCCATTATTAGTTAATAGAATTATGAACGAAGGTAAACAAGTACAAACGGCAACGGGCGGACGTAACCCTACTAACGTGTATGAGTTTGATAACGGCAAAGATGTCTATCGTTTATACGAAGACGCAGTAAGTGGTCATATTGAAGTAAGCGCACGTGGCGATAACTTTCAACAAGTTAGCTTTGAGTATATTCCAGCAACTGAAATGCGACGACCTGATGGTAAAGCTTTTACACAAGACGGTGAGTTTTATGCTGGTGAGTTTCAAAAAGGTGAATATCAAGATTTTGAGAATTACAGTTTAGATGGTGTTAATGAATTAAAGATACCAATTAATAGTATAGAGGATTTTGCTACTGGCGGTAAGTTAACTAAAGAGCAAGCTGAAGAAGAAGTAGCTAACTTTTTAAGAGACACTACAAAAATAGATTATGATGGCTTTGCTCAAGGTGGTCGAGTTGGTTATCAAGACGGTAATCTAGTACAACCTATGACGCGAGAAGAATATGAAAAACGCGTACGTATGCAAGCAAAATACCATCAGATTAATGAATTAGTTAAACTTATGGAAAGCAAAAAACACCAAGGCTACTCAATACCGATCCGTAAAGAAGGTTTGTCAAGCCAGGGTTATTATAATAGTATGGACGATGTATTTTTTGGTGGCGTTAACTATAACGACGGCAATAAGAATTTGAACATAGGAACAGTAATACCATCGGAAGGGCAACCAAGTTACAACACTGAGTTTTCATATGCCTTCGCGAACGGCGGTCCAGTGATCAGGCCACAAGGCATGTTCCCCCCGGAACGCGGACCGATGCACAATGGTATACAAAATTTATTTAAACAAAGGACAATATAATGGCGATAGATAGAGAAGATGCACGAACCACGGTAACTATACCTGGTCCAAAAGATCTACAAAAAGATATGGCGATGCAAGAAAACTACAAACAGCCAGTAGAGATTATTGAAGATTCTGATGGCGGAGCAACTATTGATTTTGATCCACAAGCCATGGCAGCAGAAGGTGGCGAACAACACGAAGCTAACCTGGCTGACTTTTTAGACGAAGACGCACTTAATTTAATTGGTATCGAAATGCGTGATTTGTACGACGAGTACAAAGCGAGCAGATCAGAATGGGAAGAAACTTACACCAAAGGTTTAGAACTTTTAGGTTTTAAATACGAGTCTAGAGTAGAACCATTCCAAGGTGCTTCAGGTGCAACGCATCCAGTATTAGCAGAAGCAGTAACACAATTCCAAGCACTAGCTTATAAAGAATTACTACCAGCAGGTGGGCCGGTCAGAACACAGATAGTCGGGAAACAAACACCACAGCGCGAGGACCAGGCAACGCGGGTTAAAGAATTTATGAACTATCAGATTATGGTTAACATGAAAGAGTATGAGCCAGAGTTTGATCAGATGTTATTTAACTTACCACTAGCAGGTTCGACATTTAAGAAAATTTATTATGATTCAATTTTACAACGTTGCGTATCTAAGTTTGTACCAGCAGAAGATTTGTTTGTACCATATTCTGCAACTAGCTTAGAAGACGCTGACTGCATTATCCATCAGATTAAAATGACTGGTAATGATTTAGTTAAGCTACAGTTGTCAGGGTTTTATTCTGACATTGAGATAGAAGAAAGTTCGTATGATCCAAGTGATGTTAGAAAAGAAAAAGATGAACTACAAGGCGTGTCATCAAACGCTGACGAAGTTTACACATTGCTAGAGTGTCATGCTGATTTAGAGATACCAGGGTTTGAAGACTTGAACCCAGAAACACAAGAAGCGACTGGTCTTAAAGTTCCTTACATCATAACTGTTGATGAAGGTTCTGGTAAAGTGCTTTCTGTGCGACGTAACTATTCTGCACAAGATCCAAATCGTAAACGTAAAGATTATTTTGTGCATTTCAAATTTCTACCAGGATTAGGCTTTTATGGATTCGGTTTAATTCACATGATCGGCGGGCTTTCTAGAACTGCCACAGCCGCACTAAGACAACTCTTAGATGCCGGCACCTTGTCAAATTTACCTTCCGGATTCAAACAAAGAGGCATCCGTGTCAGAGACGAAGCTCAACCGTTGCAGCCGGGTGAATTCCGAGACGTTGATGCTCCTGGTGGAAACCTTAGAGACGCATTCATGCCATTACCATTTAAAGAGCCATCACAAACGTTGTTAAGTTTGATGGGTGTAGTAGTTCAGGGCGCTCAGCGTTTTGCAAGTATTGCAGACATGCAAGTTGGTGACGGTAATCAAAGTGCAGCAGTTGGTACAACAGTTGCATTACTAGAGCGTGGCTCTAGAGTGATGAGTGCAATTCACAAACGTTTATACCAAGCAATGAAATGTGAGTTCATGTTATTGGCTGATTGTTTTGTAACTTACCTACCACCTGAATATCCGTTTGAAGTTGTTGGTGGCGAGAAAAAGATTTTTGCAAAAGATTTTGATCAACAAGTTGATATTATACCAATTGCAGATCCAAACATCTTTTCACAAACACAACGTATTAGTATTGCAC